CCTTAGAGGTATTAGATTAATATTTTAAAGCCTCTTTAGCTCAGTTGGTAGAGCCACTGATTTGTAATCAGTAGGTCGTTGGTTCGAGTCCGACAAGAGGCTCATAAGCGAAAGTAGCTCAGTTGGTAGAGCATTAGTTTACCAAACTAAGGGTCGCGAGTTCGAATCTCGTCTTTCGCTCCATTCTTTCTTAGCTCAGTTGGTTAGAGCATTTGACTGTTAATCAAAGGGTCCTTGGTTCGAGTCCAAGAGAGAGAGCATTTATATGGGGGATTAGCTCAGCTGGCTAGAGCGACTGCCTTGCACGCAGTAGGTCAACGGTTCGACTCCGTTATTCTCCACAAGTAAGTTGTTTCAAATAAAATAAATTAAAAATTATGGAACAAATTATTTTAGCTTTCGGTTTAGGTATTGTATTGGTCATTGATATTGTCTTGGTTTATGTGGTACTACAGTCAAATAAAAAAGTTAATGAATATGAAAATTATATTCGTAACTTAGAACAATCTATCAGTAGTATTTACAATATTATTGAAGAAAAAGATCGTAACCTAGGCGGTTACATTAATGAGGTCGATCGTAAGGTTGATTCTCGAATTGATAAACTCGATGCTCGAGTAATGATGGAACTTGAGCGTTTTAAACAAACATACATCAAATCTTATTAAATAAACTCTCACCGAGACAACTTACTTAAATTAAAGGGGCATTTGCCCCTTTTTTTATTCATATTTATAATCACAATTTAAAAATTTAATTATTATGAACAAAGAACAAACATTAGGAGTATTAAGACACTCATTGACATTCATTGGTGGTCTTTTAGTAGCAAAAGGTTTAGTAGACGATGCTATGGTTGCTGAACTAAGTGGAGCATTAATCACCCTTATAGGTGGTGCGTGGTCAGTTTTAGTTAAAAAATAATGAAACAATTTTTCTTAAATATGTTTTCAAATGCCACTGGTACCTCGCACAAACGTGTGTTGGGTACCATTGGTTTTATTTCTTTAGTTATATTTTTATTCACTTGTGGTGATAAATTTAAAGAAATAGCAGTAAATGCAGTTCAATATTTGACTATATCTACTGTATTTGGGACGGTTATTGAAAAATTTGTACCTAAAAACGAAGATAATAACGAAAAATAATGCAATTATCAAAAAATTTAGTATTAGCAGAAGTAATAAGAAGTGAAACTGCAAAGAGAAAAGGTATTAGTAATATGCCTACCCCAGAACACATTGAAAACTTTAAAAAATTAGCTGAGAATGTATTCCAGCCAATTAGGGATCATTTTGGGGTTCCTATACATATTTCATCTGGTTATAGAAGTAAAGCTCTAAATAAAGCTATTGGAGGGAGTTTAACCTCACAACATTGTCAAGGTGAAGCAATTGATATTGATATGGATGGAACATCAATTACAAATAAACAAATTTTTGATTTTATTAAAGATAATTTAGTATTTGATCAAATGATTTGGGAATTTGGTACAGATAAAAATCCTGATTGGGTGCATGTATCTTATGAATCAACTGGAAAGCAGAGAAAGCAAATTTTAAAAGCAGTAAAAATTAAAGGTAAAACATCATATTTACCCTATAAATAATTTTACTCGCATACCCGTGTGAATTTTAACAGGTATGCGTTTATATACATTAAAAAACAAGTTATATACACATTTATATTCATGGATATTAATAAAATATTTGGATTATTTGATAATAAAGAACCGGATTCACTTAAAGAAAAAGCGGTAATGGTTGATCAATTATTAGATTATAAAGAACATCCTTTATTCTGGGTAGGTATGTTTAAAAAACTTATCCATAATCATAGAACATTTAATAAAGAGGTAGTATCTTTTTTTTCTAAATTGGAAGAAGAAGAACTTAGTATCTATGATGTTGAAAAAGCAGGTGAATTTATAGTTTATAATAGGGCATGGTTTTGGATTTCTAAAATTGATATCCAGGATAGGAATTGTAAAGAAGCTTTATTACATTACGCGGACGAGCATTTAGAAACCTATATAAGATTTATAATATCATATTTTGAAGAGTTTGAGGAATATGAAAAATGTGCGCATCTTAAATCAATACAAAACTTCCTCCAACTTGCTTTATAGTTTAACTTGGTTGTTTAAACTATTCCTCGTATCTTTGGGGTACAGGAAATGAAAATAAGGAGGATGAGAGAGAAAGGAATAAGAGAGATAGAGGAAATAAGGGGTATAACGGTGTTTCCCGGGTATTAAAATTATAAAATTATGCAACATAGAGAAATTATTACACAAAAATTAGAATTAATTGAGGGACGTATTTCAAGAATGGAATCGATGTTATCTAGAGGAAGTTCTTTACAAGAATTTAAAGCGGAATTAGAATTATCTAAGGATTTAATTCAAGATGCGAAGGATTACATCCAACGTGAACCTAGAACAGCAGGAGAAAGATAAAAAATTAAATAAATAAAAGTTATGAATCTAACAGCAGAACAAATCCAATCAAATTGGAATGAATTTATGGGTAATATTGATACCTATATTTCATCACCTCGTAAAGAGAAATTAATCGAATTTTATGAAAAGTATCAAGAGCGTATTATACTTATGCCTGCTTCTCATAAAAAAGAATATCATTCTGCCTTTCCTGGAGGTTATGTTGATCATGTAAATCGTGTTGTGCGAGGAGCATTATCAATGTCTGGATTATGGGAAGGTTTTGGATGTGATATGTCTACATTTACTACTGAAGAATTAGTATTTTCTGCTATAAACCATGATCTGGGTAAAATGGGATCAGAAACCGAAGAATCATATATATCCCAGGATGATAAATGGCGACGTGAAAAATTAGGAGAGGATTATAAATTTAATACTAAGGTTCCATTTGCTTCTGTTCCTGACCGTGGATTATTTATGTTACAATCGCATGGTATAACGTATACATTTAATGAAATGGTAGCAATCCAGACTCACGACGGTTTATATGATGATGCGAATAAAAAATACTTGATGACATTTATGCCAGAACAAAAACCACGAACCTCACTCCCATTCATATTACACCAGGCCGATATGATGGCTGCTAGAATTGAGTTTGAGATTGAATGGTTACCTAAATTTAAAGGTAGCGTGGATGCGTCAAAAACAAATTATATATTATCGGTTAATAATAAGGAAGTATCAAAAACAACTTCTAAAACTAAAGCCTTGGGTTCTATTAAAAGCGCAGGTCTTAAAAATATGTTAGATAACCTATGATAATTATAATAACAATTTTATCGGTTGCGGTTGTGGTCTTAGGATACACAACCTTTAACCTTTTAAGAAAAAACGAAAAGCAAGAAGATATTCTTATGGGGTATATGTCCTATTTGAATAAAATCTCTATGTATATCTCCGAAACGGATAAACGTTTAAAAGAGATAGATGCTAAAGAAACATTTAAAAGTGATGATGAAGTTGGATTTTTCTTTGAACAATTAAAAAATATCCAAACAGTTCTTAATAGTTTTAATATTAAGAATCTTTAAATGATGCCTAGAAAGAAGAAAAAATCAACCGGAGTATACTTCACTCAAGAAACTGAGGATGCTATAGTATTGTATAATAATACACCTGATTCTGAAATTAGAAGTACTATTTATAGAGAAAGAATACACCATGCTTTTTTTAAACTTACTGAAAATATAATCCACACATTTAAATTTTATTATACTGAAGAAGATAATTTAGAGGATTTACAACATGAGGTAATTACATTTCTTCTTTCAAAGATACATTTATTTGATCCATCTAGAGGAGCAAAAGCATATTCTTATTTCGGTACCATTGTTAAACGTTATTTAATATTATCAAATCAGAAAAATTATAAAAAACGTATAGATGTTTCTCCTATATCAGTAATAGAAGATGATGAAGAATATTCTTATAATATTTTAGAAGGTCATAAAAATGATCAATTATCTATATTTATAGATGAATATGCTGAATATTGTACTAAACATATTTACAAATTATTCCCTAAAGGTGATGATGCTATTATAGCAGATGCTATTTTAGAATTATTTCGTAAAAGAGAAAACATAGATATTTTTAATAAAAAAGCATTATACATTTACATTCGTGAAATGGTAGAAGTTAAAACACCAAAAATAACTAAAATAGCAAATCAGTTATATGATGTGTTTAAAATCAATTATATATTTTATCTTGAAAATGGTTATACAAAGTTTTAGTTTCTATATTTATAACGAAATTAAACGTATGTATTATGTCACAATTAGATAGTATAGTATTTGGTAAGAAAAAATTTTCGGATATTCTCGAAGAGATTTATACAAATCAAACAGAAAAAAAAAGACAAGTAACAGCATTAATCTCTGAATTAAAACCATTAATTTCAGATATTGGTGATGCTACTCTTATTGTTCCTTTAATTAAGGAATATATGGAAATTGGAGTTAAAAATGATGAACAACTCATCAAAATGGCTACTATTCTCCAACGTGTTCTACAAAATCAAACATCTGAAGGTGATTATACTATCTCCGAAGATGAAAAAGAACAATTATTAGCTGCTATGGATGATCTTCAAACTAAAAAATTAAAATAAAAATGTACGGGTTTGCAGCATTAAATAAAAATCTAAATTCTAATAATAGACCTTCTAATTTTTTAAATAAAAATGATGAGATTTCTATAGGTAGAGTAACAAGTGTTTATTTAGACCCTAATAATCCATCTCAAATTGGTTGGGTTAAATATGTAAATGTTAATGACCCCTTTACTCCACCAAAAGATGTTTCTACTATAACAGCCGATACTTCTAAAATAGCAAAACCATTATTATCTCATACAAAATATATTCCATTAATTAATGAAATAATATTATTAGTATCAGAAGCAGATATTGGATTAGCATCATCTGTCTCAAGTAAATCAATATATTATATTTCAGTAGTAAATATGTGGACTCACCCACATTTAAATGCTATTCCACAATTTGAAGGAAATTCATCTCCTTCACAACAAAAAACATATACACAAACCACATTAGGTAGTACTGTAAAAAACCCAAATCAAGCATCCGAAATAACATTAGGTGCTACTTTTATTGAATTACCTAATATACATCCTTTACAACCCTTTGAAGGAGATTTAATTCAAGAAGGTAGATCGGGGAATAGTATTAGATTTGGGTCAACAGTATTATTAAATGGAGAACCACAAAATAATTGGTCAACTGGAAGTGTAAGCGGTAATCCTATTACTATTATACGAAATGGTCAAGGAGAACAATCAAATGAAGGAACAACAGTTGTAGTAGAAGATATAAATAATGATGAATCTTCTATTTGGTTAGCAAGTAATCAACAAATCCCATTAAAAGCATCCAGTACGGATTATTTTAGTTATCCTACAGATTCAGCACCTACAGCACCTAATCAATACATAGGGAAACAAATAATTATTAATTCAGGTAGATTAGTATTTAACTCATCTAATGACCATATATTATTAAGTTCAGCTAAAAGTATTAATCTAAGTTCATCTACTACAGTTAATGTAGATGCATCTGTAGTTACTATACAATCTGATAAATTATATTTAGGTTCTAAAAATGCTAACCAGCCATTAGTATTAGGAAATAATACAAAAGATTTACTTAATTCATTATTATTAAATCTAAAATCATTATTATTAGTTTTATCAACCCAACCCGGAGTACCTGTTGGTGCTGCATTGGAACCAACTAGAAGTACAGCAAAAAGGATGATAAAACCTATTGATGATTTAATTAGCAATATTAACCAACCAGGATATTTAACTTCTGAAGATAATTTCACATCATAATATGGGACCGTTTGATATATTAAATACATTACCTATTACTAATCCTTTAGATGGTAAATTTCCAACAAAT